TATCTACATTACCTTTTACATATATTCTATCACTACCAAATATCACCGTATAGTTATCACCCACCACTGTGGATGTCATATCACCATTATCTTGAATCTCAAAGTTTGTACCTGTTCTATGAAACATGGATATTCTTTCATTTGTTGGTGTATCATCTACTTCAAATACATGACCTCGTTCTGTTTCAGTCACTTTGTTAAATGGATATATTGGCTCCTTATCTCTTTGTACTTTTGGACTATTCCATGTTTTTCTTTCAAATTTAGGATCGTCTTCTTCATCTATGCTTACTGTTTTTAAAAATGGTGGAATAGCTGTCTCTACTTTATCTTGTCTTAAATCAACCTTCGTTATATATGAAACATGATTATCAAATTCATCCGTAGCAGAGAATGGTGTGTCTACACCAGTATTTCTTATTGGATTGATACCTGTAGGATCGTAAAATCCAAGTTCAGGATTAGGTTTATATGGTCTGGATGGTAGTGTACCAAGAATAATATTCTCTTGCATATCTGCACCATCATAAAAATAACCTATGACCCAAGAACCTTCTTGTATACCAGTTGCTGATGTACCTATACCACCAAGAGAAGAAGATGTTATAGGTGTCATTACATGAGACCATGGTAGATCTTCTGTAGGAATTAAGGCTTTATCATCTGTGTGTATACCATGTACTCTTACTTTTACTCTACCCATAGACATCGGGTCATTTCTATCTTCAACGACACCAGTAAACCAATACATTTTTCCATCTAACATCATAACTCTATACCCATACTTTCTTTCGCACAATCAAGAACCATTGAACAGTTGTCACCTGTATAAAGATCTCTTTTGCCTATTACATAATATTTACCAGCCCACAGTTTATCTTGTTCTTTATTATCACCTGGGTCTGGATTTGGAATATCTAGTTCTACAACTTGACCTACATCAATTTCTGAGTTTCCAAATATAGTAATCTGTACCAACTGATTATAATCTGTGACTGAAGTTCTTTTTAAATCTGATAAGTTTGTTTTCTTACTACCAGCGGTACTTAAATCCATTTTAATTTTACCTACACCAAAATCTTGTTTATAATAACTTGGATAGTCGTTAAGATAATCTTTCTTATCAAATATTTTAAAGTAATCATAATCGACTACACCTAAAGTTTTTTTCGAGATATTAATATCAAATGCTCTACCTTTTAAATATCCCTCTCTCAAAGCTTTACCTAAATCATAAGATGCTGGATTAAAAACAAGATTCTTTATAGCAAAAAAATCTTTATCACCACTTGCATTTCCACGATAAACAAATTCAAATGGTGGATTATCTTTATAATTAGTCAATGCTTTTTCTATAGGCATAAAGTTATAAAAACCTTTTGTATCTTGAAAGAATCTAAATCTTACTTGTTGTTCGAGCGATTCAGCTCTAGCGGCTAACCAGGTTAATGCTTTAATTGGATTCCAATTTGGTATTATTATTTTTTCACTACCCTTAGAAGCTTCAAAAATTCCAAATGGTTCATCTGTATATTTTTCATATATCTTAAATGCTATATCATTTAGTGGACCTTCAAAAGATTGCGATAATTTCTGATGAAAGCTTTCAAAGAATAGATTTGATACACACTGTATAATATACATTCTCTGAGTTTCTAAATCACTAATATTTTTAATCTGTGCAATTCTCAAAGTATATTCTCTGATTTCACCAGTAATATCTATTGATAGTTTTACAAGATCTCCACCTTGAACAGGTAGACCAGATAATATATTTCTACCATCAATAACTAACAATTCACCAACTATTGTTGGGTCTATTATTGATGCGTATACATTAAACTCTGAGACAAGTTTTGTAATCTCTAGACTATCTGCGCCTCTGATAACTTCAGCTTTTTTAAGTTCCCATTTTCCTGGAAAATTTCCTGTCTTTCCTGAATGATTATCCATTTACATACTCTTTGATTTCTTTACGCATTTTCTCGACTACTTCTTCTGTAGGAATAATGATAGTTCTTTTTTCTTCATTCAATCTATCTTCTACAGTTTCTATCGATACTGGAGATACAGTTGGATAGGATATTCCATTTCCAAATGCATCTTTACCAGAACCATTATTTACAATACTATCATAAGAGTAATAAACTTTATTTGTATCCTCAAAATGAGATGGCCTAGTTCTTACAGTTGTACCAGTCACATAGCTAGAAAAATCATTTAGAGATGTACCAACAAATTGTGTAAACTCTGTGACTCCAGTTCTTGTTAAAGTGACTGTAGCTCCATCACTATCAGTTTGTGTTTTATATTTTTGAAATAAGAATTCTTTAAATTGTGCCTGATCTTTCACCCAATCATTATAGATACTCATAACATTGTTTGCAATTAATATTGCCCAATGCATATTAGAATCACCATATTGTTCGTAAGCAATAATCTCTGGCGTATCTCCATCATTACAATTATAGAATTCAAAATTATTAGCATTCTCTAAAACATTATCCCTGAATTTAGGTCTTATTGATAGATCAGTAATAACTCTTTTTATATCATCTGGAAATTGATATACTAATCTTTGAAAGTTTTGAAAGTATGACATTATGTTGCACCCTGAACTAATGGTTCTATCTCAGTAAAACTTAGTTCCATTGTAGTTTTTACTGGTGCACCATCAGTATGTAAAAGATTTTGTGAATCTCCACCATAAGTAATATTACATGAATCTAAAAAGCATCTATTAGGTTCATGTATGTAGTTTGATAATCTATTACCATTTCTGTAATATGTGATATCCCACTGACATGGCATTTTTAAGAAATGTTTACTCAATAACAGTTTTCCAGTTGCTGAAAGATTATCTTCACCTTCAACTTCTTGATAAGTTTCAGAAGTTTCAGCCCCTTCATCTAGTTTTTTTCCTGGCATACCTCTTGATGGAAGCATATGAAATAAAAACATATCACATATGTTAGCAACTTCTTGTGCTTCTTTTTTATTTTTAGGTACAAAGTCAAATGTATATGAGAATTGTCTGTGTTGCATTCCAGAAAATATTTGGTATGAATATGGATTTACAACTGCACCTTGTTGTATAGCCAAAATATCTCCTAACTGACCGCTCCTTTTTACTGTTTCACCAATAAGTGCTTTAGCAAAATTACCAACTTCTCCTGAATCAGTTAAAGAACCTTCTAGTGCAATTTGACCTGTAGAACCTAATTCTTTATTCTCATAGTTAGCACTTGTATTAGATGTAAGTTGTTGTGGTAGATATAAAGATATAGAACCTAGTGTATTTAGTTGTGGTGCATCTGTCTTAATTCCAGATGAAACTATAAAATCTCCAATACGTACCTTACCATTTACTATCTTACCAAATGCTGTTGCTGCACTTGATAAGGAACCAGCTTCAAATATACTACCAATAGCATCAATAGAATCTAGTGCTGCATCCGCTAGACTAGATAGTTGACCACCAATACCATTTGCTAGTTGTGAAAATGGATTACCAGCACCTAAGTCTATGTCAAGACCACCACCGCCTCCACCACCAAATAGACCACCACTACCGCGATCGACTGGATTACCATATTCAGTTGGTGCATATTTCATATCCATTGGCGAGAATGTCACATAATTAGGTGAAGCATCCGTTCCAAGATCTTCGGGGTATCTTAGGCTGTAAAAATCTTTTGGCATGTAATAAATATCCTAGTAATTACTAATATAGATATTTATTATGGCAACGTACAGAGGAAAATTTACATCACTAGATAATCCAGACAAATATGCCGGTGATCCTAAGAAGATTTTATATAGATCTTTATGGGAAAGAAACGTTATGAAGTGGTGTGATGAGAATATTGATGTTCTTGAATGGGCTAGTGAAGAGATAGCTATACCATATCAACACCCTGTCACAGGTAAAAGAGCCAGATATTATCCAGATTTCTATATAAAATTCAGAGATGGTACTACAAAGGTAATTGAAGTAAAGCCAAAAAAAGAAACTGTAGCACCTGTATCACCTAAGAGAAAGTCTAAAAAGTGGATTGAAGAGACCGCTAGGTTTGCAATCAACTCAGAAAAATGGAAGAACGCCAACAATGCTTGCATGAAAAATGGTTTAAAGTTTGAAATTTGGACTGAAGTAGAATTACAAAAAATGGGAATACTATCTTGGGAAGTTCCTAAGAGTGTTTTACTTGCTGAGAAAAGATTATCTAAGTCTGCCGGTAATAAGACTGTAAGAAAATATACTCGACCAAAGAGAAGATCTTAGTAGCTATAAGCACCATTAAAATCTAATGTATAACCAGGTCTTGTTTTTAACACACTCTGTGTTATGTTAGTTGTCTGACTCTGATTATTAATTACTGGCATTTTCAACTCCATATTACCAGCACCCATATTCTCTAAATTGAATCCCTGCATTTGTGCCTCAAAGTCTGCCATTTGTGCAGATAAATCTTCCATACCGGCACCAGGTACATTGTTTTGTCTTTCCTGAGTTGCAGCTTCTAAATTTCTTGTCTGTTCTGCTTCTTCACGATTTGCTTGCATTTCAGCTCTTATTCTGCTAGCATTATCTGTAGTAAATCTTTTAGAGCTAGATATTTTACTTAGTTCAAATGGTCCTGGTAGAACATAGTTTACTTTATCTACCATGTAATTATAAAAATCAATTAACCCATTTACAAACCTTCCAAATCCATCTGTCACTTTTGCCCATGCTAATCTCATATAGATGAAAATACCACCAGCATCTTGTACTGCCTGGAACATAGCCTTGATATCGTCCCAGAAAACATAGAGTGCGGTTCCAACCGCGATCAATGCTAATATTATCCAACCAATAGGATTTGTAAGTAAGAATGTACCGACTGCCATCACTAAACCACCGACTGTAGCTGCCATGGCTGGGATTGTCACTGTTAAAAATGCAAGTGATGCAACTCTTAGAGCTTTTAGTGCAGCCATCATTTTACTTCCACCCAGTATGGCGTTTGTTCTCAATAAACTATTCTTTCCAAAAATTATACCAAAAAGAAATACAACTACTTGCTTGAATAAACTACCTAAAGCAACTAAAACCTTTGTTGCCATTGTAGAAGCGATGTTTGTAAACAGCAATAATGATGTTCCAATAGCTATACTCCAATCTTTAATCTTATCACCAAGAGTTCTTGAATCTTCATCAACACCTAATCCAAGAATATTAGTAAATGCCGTGATTATTCTCTTGATTACATTTCCTATAGATTCAAAGAGACCAGCCATTTTTATTGCAAGTTCTTGTGTCTCAGCTTCGGTCATGTTCGTAAATGAACCAACTATGTTTGCAAAACCAGAGGCAAGTTTATCACCAAAACCTGCGTTTGCACCCATCCAAGCTGTGGCTTTTTCCCAACCTTCTGCAAATGCTTCTAATGCGGCAATACCACCAATTAATAATAGACCAGTTTTTATAATATCAAAGAAAGTTCCTATACCATCTTTAATAGAAGCAAATGCACCTTTTAGAACATTACCAAGTTTATTAGTAATTTTTCCTGGTAGGCTTTTAAATAATTCTACCATTTCTGCTTGTGCTTGTTTTCTATCTCCAGGAGTTCCAAATAATTTTTGTAAGAACTTCTTATTACCTTCTGCATCTCTTTTTTGTAATTGTTTTGAATCCTCACCTAATTTTTTGAAACCTGCTTTTACATCATCTGATAAATCCTCTAGCTCAGCCTTTATAGCTCCTTCTCTTTGAAATTCTTTTATTGCTTTTCCAGCACCTGCCGCGTCTGCTTCTATCGCGGCTTTATCTAAAGTAAGATTTCCTGATTTTGTTTCTTTGATAAATTTACCGAGTATATCTTCGGCAAATCTTTTATTGACTTGATTTAAAAGTTTAGGAATGCCCTTGATCGCGGCTATTTCGTCAGCCTGATTTTTAGCTTTTATTTGATCTATTCTTCTTTGACCTATAGTTCTTTCGTCTGCCATTTACCTTGTTTCCCAAACAATCTTCTTAATAGATTATTTAATCCATCCGCGCGTCCAGGGTTATCATGATGATCAGAATGATTGTGTTCACCATATACAAGTGGCCATAATATAAATTTATTGAATGCTCTATGTTTATCACTACTGCTCTCTCCACCAAATACACCATTATGATTAGTCACCACTAGCAGAGCACCAAAGTGGCTATAAATTACTGGAATACAATAAGCATATATCACTAGTGCTGGACTAATAATAGCTAAAAGTATTACATACATAAGTGTCAATACTAAATAATTCTTTTCAAAGAATATAAGCATTGGGTCTTTTACTAAATGTTTTATTGCTACAAGAAATCTTTTCTTTTCTCTTAAAGTAAGCTTATTCATAATCTCACCGAATGGTGTTTGAAAGTAAAATAAAGAACTTTTGATAGGACCTAAATAGATAGGAGAATGTGGGTCCTTTTCAGTGTCTGAGAACATGTGGTGTAGAATATGAGTAGAAGCCCATGATATTGGTGGTGATGAGAAAGATAAACAGCCAACAAAACTATATAAAGCTTTGAACCATTGAGGCGTCTGTACTATCTTATGAGCTAGAATTCTGTGATACCCAGCCATTGTGAGTATAAAGAAAATATAACCTAAAGCAATACCACCAATTAGTAAGACAGGGTCAATACCAAAAAGAATAAACCATGCAATAGTAAAGACAGGCAAAGCGATTTGGAAAATCCCCATGACTTTAAGTATGTTATGTTTAAATTCATTTTTCAAAATTATTTCCTTTTCATTTTAGCTTCATAAGCTTTATTTCTTTCACGCTCTTCTTCTAAATGTCGTTGAAGTAATCCAGCATATATTTCCCTTTCCCAAGGTATCATCATTTCGATCTCATTAATGCTCCACTTGTGATGTTGTTTCATCGCGAAGTTTAGCTTATAGTAATGTTCTAACGTAATGTGAGAAAGGGTTATTAAAAAAAATTTTGCATTCCTCTTATCTCATGCTCATTAACATGACCACAATTAGAACATGTAAAGTTTGCTATACCTCTTACATGTGGCATCAATTCAAAGTATTTAACAAACTTCTCAAAGTCTTTTGATGTAAGACTCTCAATTAAGTCTTGAGCTTCTTTTCTCTCAGCTTTGCCAACATTAATTGTTTCATCTTCATAAACAATAACATCAATTGCTTGTGCAATAACATTAAACATTTCAGATTGTTTTATATCTGGGTCCATTGCCATGACGTCTTCTAAATTAAGGTATTTCATTTGGAATGAAAGCCTATCATTTATTGTTAAGATGTTTGAGAACTTCTCGTCTTGATGTACTTCAACTGATTCTAAATCAAAATCAACTTCATTCTTTGTTTCACAATGTGAACAAGGTATCTTTAATTTTGAAACTTCACCTACAGACTTTGCTCTGATCTTTAAGAACAGATACTCAAAATCATGTGGGGCGAACTTCTCAACATCAATATCATCGACGACAGAATTACTAACAATCTTTTTCATGGCATTAACCATTTGTTTATTGTTTTTACTCTCTGATGCGATCAATAGAGTTTTTTCATCGGCTACTCTGAATGGTTTGATTTTTATCGCTTCTTGTGTAGAAGGTAAAATTTCATCATATTCAGGAGTCGATATTTTTATACGACTAATTTCGCTCATTATTTTATCCTATCATAGTTTCTAAATTTAAACTGCATTTGCAGTTTCACAACTCCGTCACCAATACTATCTAATGATATTGCACCAATGTTTGTTGGATAACATTCATTAAATTGATATTTAGCAACGTCTTTCTTGAAACTTGCATTATATTTAATCACTTCTATACGGCTTGTATAGTCATCATAATAACCGCTGGCAACACGATCTTTGTTATAGACAACATCTTGCCACGTTTCAAAAAATTCTTTTTCTGCCAGACTTTCTGTACAGTAATAACTTATATTCAAATTTTGGTGAGTATGTAGATAACCTACAGATCTTATTTCACCTTCAGTTCTTCTTTCAATCTCGTTTACATCTCTACCAGGTAATTCAACATCTGAGGTGAATAAGTTTATAGTTCTCAATGCTTCATTCTCACCAGATAAAGCAAAACCTAGTGTTGGTATATTAGGATTATAATTTACATTTAATCCTCCAAGGCCTATATCAATATCATTGAGAACACCAACAGTCTCATCTAAAGCATCTAATATTGGTAAGTTAATATCAAATGAACCACCAAGTAATCTACCAAGAGCTCCGCCAGATGCAGTCACACCTCTGGGTGGGAATACACGAACTAACCACTTACTACTTCTGGCTAATCCACGTCTTCCAAGATTTGCTCTGAACTCTTGTAATGCCATTACCTTTTTCCTTGACCTCTGTATTTCTTATAAGATCTTCGTTTGTTTTTATTCATCGTCGACATGCCAATCTTTGTTGATCTGCCACGACCACCTTTCCCTTGAGAAGTGGATTTTTTTGTTGGCTGATGAGCCACAAAGTTTCTAAATGTTCTAGCCACGCGCTTTCCTCCATATTTGTGTACTACTAATTTTAGCAAATCCTTCAAATGGTAATTGTATTGCTATTTCCCAATCCCTTTGAGGAACTACTTTCGGTCTTGAAGTTAATTGATTAGCAATATATCTATGTAATGCATGCTTACCAAATCTACTTCTTCCCATTGCCTGAGCAATTTTAAGACCACGATTTGACTTTACATTATTTTCTGCTAGTAGTTTTGCTCTCATAGCAGGTGGTAAATAATGTAAGTTCAATCCATACCAACCGTCCTTTGTTGTTTCTAAAACTAGACAACAAGGAAAGTTATCGTAATACTTAAGGGTTTTTGCATACTTAGGATTATATCCATAAATATAAAGATTACCCGGTTCTATACCTCTAGTCTTCAAACCTTCAGTTGCTTTATCTAATAAGATCGGTCTATCCTTACGGATTCTCTTTCGAAACCAATCAATGGCCGCTTTAGAGTTTCTTTTTACTCCAGCTTTATCAGCAAGGTCTGCATACTTTTGATAAATAGTATTAGATGGCATGATATATTTATACCTTATTTTGGTATAATATACATACAGGAGAGCAGATATGGAATATTCAAAAGAAGCAGAAATTGCAGCCAAGAAAGCTTGGGAGCGTATTAATCACGCAGCTGAGGATAAGCCAACTATATTTAAAAGTGATAGACAATTTAAAAAGTTCTACACTGAATTGCTTGCAAGATTAAACGAAAAAGAAAAATTAAAGAACTAATGCCCATATATACTGTAGAAAATAAGAAGACAAAAAAAGAAAAAGAGGTTATCATGCCATACTCTGAGAAAGAGCAATGGTTAAAAGATAATCCAGGTTGGCACTTTATTATAGGTTCGCCAGGAATCATATCACAAAGATCTGATAAGAGATTACCTGACGGTTTTAAGGATAAAATGAGAGAAGCTAAGAAGCTACACCCACTCTCAAAAGGTTTAGACCACATAATATAAATGGCATATTCACAGAAGGTTGTAGACAGATTTGAATCTGTTCTTAAGAACCCAGAAAAACACTCGGTCGGAAGGTTCGATCCTAACGATCCTAATGTAGCTACTGGAATTGTAGGTGCACCCGCATGCGGAGATGTAATGAAACTACAATTAAAACTCGATGAAAATGGTATAATTATAGATGTAAAGTTTAAAACATACGGTTGTGGATCCGCAATAGCATCATCTACAATGTTTGTTGAAATGTTAACAGGTAAAACAATTGAAGAAGCAAAACAAATTAAAGATAAAGAGATTGCAGAAGCTCTTGAATTACCTCCAATTAAATTACATTGTTCTGTACTTGCAGAAGAAGGTATTAAGAAATCTATAGAGGACTGGGAAGCAAAAGAAGCCCAGAGAAAGCATAACCAATATGACGATAAGTGCGAGTGATAAGGAATTCCTACTTAATAATATTAGACAGACCAGAGAAAAACTAAGTCTCTATACTGTAAAAGCACAACTCGACTTTACATTACCTACACCAAAAGAAATATATGACTATCTTGATGATTATGTTATAAGCCAAGATAGAGCAAAGAAAATACTTTCTGTTGGTGCGCATAACCATTATAAAAGACTAATGATCTTTAAAGATGAGGGTTATGATGATAAGAATAAAATCGAGAAGACTAATCTTATGTTATTAGGACCTACAGGTTCTGGTAAAACTTATCTTGTAAAGAAGCTAGCTGAGATGATGAAGGTACCATATTATATTGCTGATGCTAATAATATGACAGCATCTGGTTATGTAGGTAAAGATGTAGAGTCTGTTGTTGATGGTCTATTTCAAAATGCTAGAGGAAACTTTGATGCAGCTGCAACTGGTATAGTATTCATAGATGAGTTTGATAAGATATGTAGTAAGACAGATGGTGGTGGAAATAAAAGAAAAGATGTTGGTGGAGAAGCGGTACAACAAGCACTCTTAAAGCTAATTGAAGGAACTGAAATAGAAATGGAAAGAATGCAAGGTCTTTCTAAAATTAGATTTGTTGTAGATACATCTAACATATTGTTTATTGTAGGTGGTGCATTTACTGGTTTAGATGAAATAATTCAAAAAAGACTTGGTGAAGATAAAAGAAGTATTGGATTCGGTGCTAATTTTAAAGAAGCTGAATCATTAGTAAATATATTCAATAAGGTACAACCAGAAGATTTAGAGGAATATGGCTTTATACCTGAAATTCTCGGTCGTATACCAACTATTGCACCATTACAAGAACTAACAAAAGAAAACCTTATAGACATATTAACTAAAGTAAAGAATAATCTCATGGACCAATACGGTAGATTATTTGCATACTCTGGTT